TAGACGCTGGGCTTGTCTTTCACGGGGAGCGTTTCGTTTAGCATTATTAAGTTTTGAGTTTAGAGAATCAACTTCATTCTTATAGGTCTTTGCTGCAGAAGGAGAACGCTCCGCACCTTTAATAGCTACTGCTTGCTTTCTTGCACTATTAGCCATAGCCTTTAGTCTATTAGAATGCTCAGCATAAAGGAGTTCCATACTTGTAGGATGAGTTCCAACAAGAGTAAGTGCATCATCGGTTATGGCCAAGCGATCATGTACTTCTTTCTTCTCAACTAACTTTCCTGTTCTACGATCCGGAACCATTCGTCCCGTTGGTTCAAAAACTTTCTTTCCTGTAACCGGGTCAATGGGTCCACCTTTGCGAGCTGGTCTTGGAACACGCTCAGGAATACGAGTCTCCGCACCAGCTCTACTAATCAGAGTGGCAGCACCAGCTCTCTTTCCACCCTGATACTTCTCTTTCAAACTCGCAATACCGTTATCTTTTTCAGATTGACGGAAATCAAGATTGTGTTTTTCTGAATCGATAACAACCATCGAATGCCGAATTGCGCGAGCTACCTCATCATGACTAGCACCTTGAAGAGTCATATCGGTAATTAGATTTGAAATTTTACCCATCTCATTTTGTTTACGATTTGGTTTAATACGAGGGATGGGAGAATCTTTTGGTATCTTGTAGACTTGCGGATCGAAATCTTTTAATCCGTCAAGAGCAGCAGTAGTTTTTATTTTACCTTTATTAGGAATAACAAGTACATGATCACCATCGAAATCCGCACCCGACAATCGCTTTGCTACTTCATGATTAATACCGACAGCATCTCTTGCTGCAGTACCAATAATTTTGCGAGCTGCACGATTGCGATTGTTTACAGTCAGTTGAGGAATTTCAAAAGTTCCACCATGTGGGTGACGAATAAGCGCTACCCGTTCGCCATCTCGATAACTTGGTGCATAGATTTCAGTAGGTTTTACAGACGTGACTGGCAGTATGACTTTGGCAGACGTACGCGGCAAAGCCGCCGCGCTGAGATGCACTGCTGAAGCATCTGCACTATCGGCGAATTTAAGAAGAAGATCTTTACGAACTGTCGCATTCGTAAGTGAGTTGATTTCATCAAGTTCTCTAAGCCGACGTTCAAATGTCACACCAAGCTGCTGTTTAGCGAAATCGGGATTTTGTTTTGAAAGCATCTGTGATGAGAAATTAGCAGACCACTTATCCCAATCACCTTCTTCGTAAACCTTATTCATCGCCGATGTAACTTTACCATCTGGCCCATGTACCTGATGTACGATAGAACCAAATGGATTTTCCGGATCGTCCTCTATAGCTTTCATAGCATCTTTTTTGCGACCCGTATTACTTTTGTTTGTATTATAAACCAGATCTACACCTGCAGGTAGATCCTCTTTGTATACAGCCATGCCTTTAAGATAATGCGTTTTATCAACCATGACGCGTACCTGGGCATAATTTGCACTGTTACCCAAAGACAAATCTTTTACACCTGGGCGAACATAGATAAGACCATCAAGTTTGTCGCCACCAGTCTCCGCATAATTTACCCGAATACGTCTCGAGTTCACGGAAATTGGTGGTTGCAAACCGATAAAGCTTCGACCATTGTCTTCGGAATATGCATCAATAACTGGTTTGATCTTAGCTTTATTCTGTTGAACATGAGACCAAGGAGTACCAGGTGGAGCCAATACTTTCATATTTGTGAACTTACCGGTACCCGCTTGTAGAACCTTAACATTGTGAATTTCATATCCTTGTTCTTTTAAAGCCTCAACAGAAGTATCAAGTCGGGTCTTGGTAATACCAAGCAAACTTTCTGTACCTCGACCAACATCAATCAATTCGTGTTCTTTAACTTTGTCCTTAAGTAGATTAGCTGTAGTTTGTATTGCATCAGCTTTATCTTTCGCACCAGGAGCAAGTAAAGCTCGAACTGAAGATTCATTGATACCCATGCGTCGACCAATCTCAGAAGCTCCCCAACCTTTTTCATCTAATCGCTGAGCTTGCAGAATTTTGGCTTGTCTTTCCTGAGCGGTAGCTATTGATTTACGAGCTCTAAGTTGTTTCACCGAAATACCCATACCCTGAGCAATTTCGGCTGGTGTCATATTTTTGTTTTCAAGTGCTCTAACCGAATCGAGAAAACTTCTATTACGAGTAGTTTCGGGTTGACCAGATCCCCAAGGATAGCGGCCGGAATGACGGGGAGTGCCGTAATGCGCAAAAGATGGTTCTTGTTCTTTGGTACGAATCACGACTCCTCCTCTAGTCTTCGATGGCTGAGTATTCTGTCGAATTCCTGAATCTTTTCCATAATGAACATAATGTCCTCTGGATCAGCATCATAGACGATAACTTCATTATCTTGATAAATGCGCAACTCGATCTTGATCTTGAATGGATCCTTGTCGTATTCAAGACAAAATAGTGCAGCATAGATTTCAAGTTGATGAACTGAACCAGGATATACTCCTGTTTTCAGATCATGAATTCGAAGAGTATTATATCGAAAACATATAGCATCAGCAGTACCAAAACAATTCTCAGAATAAAAAAGAACTTGTTCGGTCGTCATCCGATACTGAATAGCATCGTTAATGTACAAACCTACAGTTCCAACAAGATCTGACTTTCTACCTGCTTCAATTTCTCTCTGAGCATAGTCGTGCTGCATGTTGCCATAAGCTCCGGCCTGAGCTGAAGTCCAGCGGTCAATTAATCGATCTGGAGTGTAGTGAATCCAGTGATAGGAACTAGGACTGAGAAACGCGTGCTCGCCTTGGAGATTTAAATGCCTGTTGAAGCGCATTCAAAACCTCCTCTTCACATTCCGGGTAGATATAAGCGGCAAACGACATAGTACTTAGCTTCTCGATATAGTAGTCTTGATTGGGTTGTCTACCTGACGAGGGACCAATTTTTATCTCTAACGAAGCCCAAAAGCTATTCCAAAGAATAATGATATCCGGAATACCTTGCTTGTAGCTAGCATCATTTTTTAAAATTTCACACCCCGGAAACATACGCTCAAGTCGCTTGATTACTTTAGTCTGATATTGACCTTCATTCACATTTAGAGCCTCCTTCGCGAAAAAATAAAGGAGAAGTGTGCGTTCCTTCCATAATAACAGTAGAAATCTACGCTAACTAATATCTAAAGTTCCAAGATGCCAAATTCCTGATATGTGGGCCAAACATAGGTACGATTTAAGATTGACATAACCAAGTCTTGCTCGAGCAAACCATACCTTTTTGCACATTCGAATGAGTTTGCACTTACTCTACCAGTTTTTATATCCACGATTGGTGCATCGATCGAGTGCTCATAAGGATACTTGAATTGTCGATTATACTTGATAGCAAACCAGCGGGGACGCCAGACTAGATTGTCTACCCGATTATTATGACGATCACCGTCTAGATTAATAGGAGTGTCGAAAGAACCAAGAGGCGGAGGAATAAAGGCTTTCGCCACCAATAATGGTACAGATCTATGGTGTTGAACCCCATCTCGCATCAACCCCACTTGTAGCAGACCATATTGATTTTCAGACAAAGCTAGGATTCTTCCCGACTTGTCAGCACGAATACGACCCAGATTACTGACGCTATACTCGGGAAAAAGGTCTATTTGACTCCATTGTTCATCCATTACTCCCCATTTTCTTTTACGGCCTTGGGAAAAGGCGCTGCCTTGCGGCAGAGGTGTTTATGAGTTGTAAATCATATTTTACCCTGAAATTGTCATTTATTTAGCTATTACACCCCCTTGCCAAGATCGGTTTTTAAGGCTTTTTAGCCTCGAAAAGCGCTTAACCATGCTGCTTTGAAGGCATTTAGATATTTGCCAAGATTTTGAGGGGTCAAAACTCTTTTATATATATCTACCTAATAACTATTTCTCTCGCGCGTAGTGGGTATAGTAATAGGTATATATATGACATAATAGATATTAAGTGCGTGATTATATAAAAGTTTTCGCGTACTTGTTTTTGACATGGATTTGACGTTTCCCGCATGGTTAAGCCAAATCCTACTGTCATTTTTGAAACGTTGCCAAGATTCACTTACCCATCTTCCCCATTTTTACCATTTGTAAGTCATAATTTGTCGCATTGAAATTCTGCTTCGATTTCAGACTTTTCCAGATTGCGCTATCAACGAAGCTCTTACTTTTCAGGACATAGTAGTACAAATCGATGAAAGGCGTGTTTAAACGGTCGATTCGTCCGTGCGCATTCTCGTAGTTTTTGTAAGAATAGGTAAGACTATAGAAGCAAATTGTATCAGTTTCTACACAATTCCACGCCTGTGCACCCGCTACATACTGAACCAGATAGGCCCAAGAACTAGCTGTTGGTATCTCTTCATGCTTGTGACCATTCAGCTCAGATACCGCTGTAAGGCTCTGTAAGCCTCTCAGAAGCTCTAACTCGTAGTCGAAGTTATAGAATACCACTATCTTAGGATGTTCGCTTAGAAGCTCTCTCAGCGTCCTGAGACGACTGGGATCGCTGTTGATCACCCGTCGCATCACGCCCCACAGCTCGGCTACGTCCCTGATTGGCCGATTTTGGTAGATATGCCAGCGATTCTTGAGCACGTTCTGCAGCAACTGCTCGTTATGATGCACGTATTTAGTTACTGAGTGCCGAACAGTCAGTTTCGGATAGGGCATGTGGACGAGGATCTTACTTCGCAATTTGCGCAGATGACTCTCGTTCAGATAGCGTTCTACCTTCGGGAACTTGACGTAGGAGGCGTAGACGACGTGCTCGCGCTTGAACTGGGTACGGTTCTTGTAGAAGCCGTTGGCGACAAAGACAGGTATGTAGTCTAACCAGGTATCGCCGGGAGTTGCGGACAGTAATATCCATCGATTCTGCTTAGCAATCTTAAGAAATGAGCGAACCCAGCGTCCAGAGCCGACAACTCTTTGTTCGTCGAAGATGAAAAAGCCATCGCTAACCTCAGCATATTTATCGATATTATTCCAGCTATCTACTGTTAGTAAACCAGTAACCGTTGCATCCTTTTCTTTGCCGATCGCAAATTGTGCAAACTCCTTCTCCCAGTCCAGGCTCTCCCGTTTCTTGGCAGTTGTGATCACATAGACGTCGCGCGGCTGCTCCCTCTCAATATAATAACTAACTGCTACTCGGGACTTGCCGCTGCCTACGCCACCCCACAAGATGCGCCCGTTACTCAGCTGGGCCAGTGCTAGTTTCTGATGTGGTTTCAGTTCCATCTAGGATCGCTCTGATTCCTTCGTAATCGGCTGTGCCAAAAGCTCCCGGCACTTGTGTCAACCAATGGGCCATCGTATCGATTGCTTTTTCGTGTCTATCCAGACGTCTGTCAATTTCCGTTTTCGGTTCAGCCATGTCCCAGTATCTCCTTAGCCAATTCCGGATCAGGACCAATCGGTGACGGCTCTCTTACATCCAGCGTGTTGGCCAATGCTTCCCCCCACATTTTCAGTAGTAAGGGCGCTTCGAAATCAGCAGCCAGATGTCCTTTCGTTGCCAGGTTGGTATAGAGATAACCAATTGCTCGTCGACAATGAGTATCCGATACATACCAACCAATACCGGCTACTTCGTTGTCTTCAGTTTCAGTCATCTTTCTCCTCCGGAATCTAGCGGACGTTTAAGGATCTTTCTACACAATCCGGATTGTCGTTACAGTAACGTACGTTTTGCGTAACATCAACACCATGAAGCTTTGTGTTTGTGGTGCGAACTGAGATCTTCTCGTCCGGACGCTCTTTGCCACAGACGTGACATGTCCAGGTTAGGTTTTGCTCCATTCTAACGCTTCTTTCGCTAGCATTTCAGTAGTCCAACGCGGAGCGGGAGAACCGTTTCCGAAGAAACAGAGACAAGATAGCCAACGATTTCCGTCAGTTGCTTGCCACTCTACCATTATTAGTACTGCTGTTGGCACACCAGCGTCAGGCGTTTCCTCATCATTTGTGTCGTCACCAAACGGGACTGCTTGTGCCAATAAATTTAATACTTGTTCGCGAAATTCTTCTGTAGATAATCGATCTTTCATCACCAAACCACCGCCTCGATCGGTACGATAGAAATATGCTCTAGCAGCATACGAAGATTGTCGATGTACAGTTTGTCGATGTTCACACCCGAGTAAGAACGATGAAGAAACTCGTCGTAAGTTATCGGAAAACGCACGTTCAATTCCATCTGCTCAGCTTCTCGTGCTATCCTAAAACATTCCTCTTGAGAATGACAGACAATATAAACGCACAATCCGTGAGCTTCATCATCTGCAGCAGCTCTGATTAGATCGCTCGTTCGTCCGCTCTGTCGATCGCCAACTATCAGTTTCATCTTCGTTCTCCCTGCCTATTGAACCAGCCTCTCTCAGGACATTCCTGGTTCATACATTTGTAACGTCCTTGCGGTCTCTCTCCTTCTGGTCGACTCTGTCCTACTTTTTTCAGCTCTTGTCCGCAGGTTGGACAGTTACCTATGGGGGGTTTTTTAGTCATTTCGCCAATCTTTGGGTTGATCCGGTAAACCCCAGTGATCGGCTCGGTAATTTCTGATTAGAGTAAGCATGCGAGCACCCATCATTGGATCATCGGGCCACGCTTCTTTCGCCCAGGCAACGATTGCCGCATCATAAACGGCGTTGAATACTGCTTCGAGTATTTGTTGAGCCATTTCTCGAGCTTCGATTATCTCAGCTTCCCAGCCAACTTCGAGATTACCTTCATCATCAAGTTGACGGAACTGAACTCTCGGTAGATTATCCTTTGCGGAGACAATACCTTGCACTTCCAATCGACCCATAATTCCTCCATATCTACTTTCGAAAAAAATAAAATGTCAGTTTAATAGGCGGGCAGGAGATACGCTAAGGCCCCGTGTCAGAGGGAGTTGCCTTAGACATATCTCCTACCCTATTCTCCGAGCTCTCTCATTCCGGGCCGCATTCCGGAACCCCTCCCTCGGAGAATTCTTAGTCCGCGGCGAGAGGCCAAATCCCCCTTTCCTCCCAATAAGGGTAGGTTACGCACTCCCACGCAACTGGGCAGCCGCTTTATCCCTCAGAGAAGTTGCGTTCTCCAAGTTTTGTCGGCTCTTTTTTATCGCGGACTAATATTACTAAAATCTTGCCTCTGTAATCCTTCGCGATGCCGGGGGTCATCTACAGAGGCGCACCCGTATGTTTACTTCTCATTTTAAATCCCCCAGTCTATAATGCCGCCTCATAATAAATATGTGCTTGATCCAGCGTTTCCTACAAACCTGCCAGAAATACGGGATCTGGAGGTTTCCATATGCACCAGACTGCTTATCCATACTTACTAGTCATCGACGGTTCCGCCACTCGGATTGCAGCAAGAATCTATGCACTCAGTAATTGTTCTAACCCGTTCTGACGTCGCTGTTCACGTGTGAGCAATATACCTCGGGTGAACGTTTCGCCAAACAGCTCAACTTTCCAGCCATCGTTGACGTATTTTTGAATCTCCCTATACATCTGCTCTTCGTTTACATGCTGCTTTCCATCGTGATCCATTCGACGCCACTTACCTAGCATCTGCTTCTTATAGTAAATTCGCTCCTTGAAGGCTTACTCCTTTCTCCTCATCGCGATAACAATAACGATTAGCAAGACAATGACTCCGATTACCAAAAGTTGATTATTACTCACTTCTTACCTCGTCGGGCCTGACTGGCTCGAATCGCTCTACCCTGCTTTGCTGCTTTCGCTTTTGCGCCCTTACCTTTATACAGCTTTCCTTTTCTGCCGTACTTGTACCCGCCCTTTGACTTTCGGACCGGCACTGATGATACCCCTTTCGATCAGGTTGTCCACCGTTTCCATCATCAGTAGTTTTGGTTTATCAGGTACTTCCGACCATCTGACTGCTGTTGCCTTACGAGTTTTGTAGCCGAGTAGAGGAGCTAGCTTTTCGTATGTCTGATGGAATTCCTTTGCGATCTCTCGAACTTCTTTGACCTTGGTAAGATCTTCAGTCATTCGCTCCACTTTCTACGCGTAGTACTGACAAAGGCAATAGCGACGAATAAGACGATCAAGCCCCACCACAAACCTAGTATGAGAACTACTAGATCCCACATTTAAGGAGCCGCTTTTCGAGATTCTGGTGCGACTATCTCCTCGATTCTGCGTGGACCAAGTGGAGCTTCGGACAATCCTTTTCCCGGACCCTTGAAATACAAATGCAGCATCGTTGCTCGACAATCCTCGCACAGATCTGCCTTATACGATTCTCCACTTTCTCCTGCCGGAACTCGTGGATCAGTCAAGAAGGTCAAGGTAACCTGTTCGATTGAACGCTCGAATTTCGATTCGTCAGGATCTTCGGAGTTTTTGCAATTGTCACCGTCACAATGAATCAATCTCATATTTTCTCCTATAGTATTGGGCTCCAAGCCACCATTCAGTCTGCGGCGACCGAACAGCACTCCCCGGGCAAGAAGGTTGGGGAAGGGGCTTCCCACTCAGAGCCCAAGGGATTATTCATGCTGCGACTTCTTCACCCGTATACGGCTTGTGATCGAATCCCGCGGCGAGAAGCTCCTGACTCAAGTCGATCTTGTCTTGCGTACTCAAGGCCTTGAACTCCGCGATCTCCACCTTACGGCCGTGCTTACCTCCGGAAAAAAACTCCTGGCAAGCTTTCACAAACGACTTCTTCTCGGGCTCCGACATAACACCTCCTCCGAAAAAAAAAGAATGAGAGGATAGCATGCTATAATTTCCTCTCATTATAATAAGTGTTTTCTTCGCGAACGTTCTGATCAGCTTTCTTCCACCGGATCGAAATTCGCTTGAAAGGCCTTAGTTGTATAGACCTTGTAGCCTCGTTCTGTGTAGAGAATCCAATCCCCTACGAATGCTTTGGTTTGTCTAGGATTCTTTGGATTATGGACTCGCACGTGGATGTACTGCTTGTTCGGCTCAGCGGGCTGCGACCTGTCGACGGGCGACTCATCGATATTGCCAATCTCACCAAAGCACCAGCGGGCGATATCGACGAAGTTCTCCTCGGTGACCTGAACCGCATCCACGAATAGCGGCTTGCGAACATACTTTTTTGTAAGGCTAGTATTTTCCATAAGTCCTATTCGTTTCGGTTGCGTGTTATACCAAGGAAATATCCAAATGCAATACTGATCAGAACTATAATCGCGATGACAATAGCTAAAGCTATCATGCTTGATCTAGTTCAGAATACTTTATCTCCAGAGGATCTTCTTCAATTGTCACGTAGATACTCTGCAGGTAAGCCTTGATCCCACTCTTCTCATTGACTTGCCATTCGTATGGACGAACGATCAAGTCGACATTGATGATGTCAGCCCAATCGAGCATCTCGACTGAGTCCTCATCTAGATGGGTGCGACCACGAGAAGTTACTAAGACGATGCGTGGCGGACGGCCTTTGAAGTTAACTGAAACCGGCAGATAGGCCTGCGGGTTCTCCTCCTCGTCTTCATCACGGGGGCGGAGCCATTTGACATTCCAGTTGTCTTCAGCCATTGCGTTGGCCACGTTGTCGTCGAGCAAGACTGCGAAATTACGATCACCTTCTCGATTGTACTGGCCCTCTTTGCCGGAGAAGTTACGGAAGATGATCCGGACTCCTTCCATCAGTACCGTGTTATCAGGTTGTGGCATCTTCTCTCCTAACGAAGTCTTGGAAGGAACCAAATTCGAGAATAGTATTGACGGCTTCATCTTTCAGTTTCTCAAAATATGACATGTCGATCTTGAGGTCTGGAATCGATTTAGCTATTTCCGCTTCGATCCACTTGTGGCCTTTAGTGCCCGCGACAGCGTAGTACTTGTCGTCAGCCATCCGGAAAAGCGTACCGCCGCCTTCCAATACAGGAACGAATAAGCCAGACCGCCCAATATGCCGCATATCACGATAATTAAGCGTTTCATCTTTTTCGTGTTCCTCTCGATCCAGATACATCGTTCCCTTGGTCACGTTCTTACTTTCGCAAAAGTCGTCGAATTCGAGTTCTTCTCCGGAGAACAATGTCTTGAATACGTAAGGATGTTGAAATTGGGAACCGACAGCCGTCCACTTACCATCTTTGCAAGCAATATACACAGCGTCGTTGACAAGACACAGTTTGTCGTAAGTTATCTCGTGCTCGAAATCATAGCCGTACTTAGCTCCGTGTTCTTTGACAAGCTCGATAACATGCTCGCCGCCACCAACGGCATAAGGAATCTTGACCGAATCAGGTTTGATATGCACAACTGAATGGTGGTTGTCTTTGAGCCAGTTCTTCAAGTCGATCATATAGAGAGCTCCACGCTTGGCTACGATATTATCTTTGTTACGAGGGTCGCGAAACGGGTTGGGGAAGGAGGCCGAGGTCAATCCATAGACAATGTTAATAACTATTTTTAGTGCATAAGCCAGCTTCTCTGCTCCATCTTCGTTCTCCAGAAAGGGGGCCAAGCGGCCGTTCAGCATCGTCCTTGCTAGATCGTAATCTCGATGTTTGATAGCCAGCCGGGCTTTTTTGAGATCGCTGAATCGACTTGTGTATTTACCGAAGAGATTAAGGATCTCAATTGAGGTTGGATGCATAGAAGCAATGTCCAATAGAGCAACGTTGGTGTATATTCCAGGCTCGGCATAGACATACCCACCCTCACCGGGATTCTCACCGCGATACCAGCTTTGACCAGCGTCAAATGTATAACCACTGAACTCCTCACTCAGATCGGTATAGACAAAATATTGCTGCGGGTTCTTGTCGTTTCCAAATATGATCTTCGCTGTGTGCCTTTGTGTCGTATCGTTAACAGTCAACCCACTAAGCTCAGCTAGGATCTGACGAGCGACGAAATCCTCCCAACGATCTTCCAACACAGACTCGGTTGCTCGAACATCGTTGACACAATATTCGACGACTCGTGACCAATCTTCTTCAGCTACGGGCTCGTCCAAGGGAAAATCCAGTTCCATATGATGGATACCCAGATCGATCTCAAATTTTTTCAAGCTTTGTTTAACTGAACTAAAATCCCAGACGTCGCTATAGGAAAGATTGTAGGCTTGCGCGAAGTAAGCATTACGATTGCCCTCGACTATCTTTCGCGCTAGATCAAACAACTGTTCGACAGAGTAACCCAGGACCGCGGCATAGAGAATATGATTGTCGAAGCGACGATTG